ATCGCACATCGCCTCCCGGATCGCCGGGTGGTGGGTGGACGTGCACTCGGCCAAGGACCCGACCCAGGTGTTCCTGGTGACCACCGCGCCGACCGCCAGCCAGGTCGCGGTGGTGCTGTGGCGCTACATCGGCCAGCTGCACCGGCAGGCCGGGCTGCCCGGCCGGATCAACCGCAGCCCCTACCCGCAGTGGCTGGTCGCGAACGACGTGGTGGGCTACGGGCGCAAACCGGCGGACTATGAGGAATCGGCTTTCCAAGGGATCCACGCGCTGAAGACCCTGATCATCGTGGACGAGGCCTGCGGGATCCTGCCGAACCTGTGGGACCAGCTGGCCAGCCTGGCCAGCAACATCGGCGCGCGGGTACTGGCCATCGGCAACCCGACCGACCCGGCGTCGTTCTTCTACCAGGTGTGCAAGCCCGGCTCGGATTGGCATACCATCCAGATCGACGCACTGCGCACCCCGAACTTCTCGGACGCGGGGACGGCGGACTACCCGCTGACCCGGGCGCTGATGGCGGCCGAAGGCATCCCGTTCAGCACCGAACCCGTACCGGAGGACGTGGCGCTGAAGCTGGTGTCGCCGCTGTACGTGGAGGAGCGGATCCGCGCCTACTGCGGGTTCACCCGGAACTCGCACCTGGAGCTGCCCCGGCCCGAACTGCGCGAGGAGCTGGTCAAACGGACGAACGCGTCCGCGATGTTCCTGGCCCGGGTGCGCGGGATCTTCCCGACCAAGGCGTCCGAGGGCGTGATCCCGCTCGGCTGGGTCACTCTCGCCGTGAACCGCTGGCACGACTGGGACGACGCCGGGCGGCCCGAGCTCCCCGGCCGCCGGATGATCGGCGTGGACGTGGCCTACACCGGGGAGGACGAGACCGTGATCGCCTACGGCCAGGGGCCGGTCACCGAACGGATCCTGACCGCGCGCAAGCAGGACACCGTGGACACCGCCGACCAGGTGCACCCGTACCTGGACCACCCGCAGGCGATCGCGGTGGTGGACGTGAACGGGGTCGGCGCGGGGGTGTTCGACACGCTGAACCGCCGCCACCGGGACGGGCAGGTCCAGGGCCGGGCCGTGCCGTTCAACGCGAGCTCGCGCACCCAGCGGCGCGACCTGACCAGCGGCGAATTCAAGTTCCTGAACGACCGGGCCGCCGCCTGGTGGCGGCTGCGCGAACTGCTCGACCCGTCGCGCGGGTCCCGGCTCGCACTCCCGGACGACGAGGCGCTGATCGAGGAGCTGACCGCCGTCCGCCCGCGCACCCTGACCGGCGGGATCATCGCCGTCGAATCGAAGGAGGAGATCCGGAAGCGGCTGCACCGGTCCACCGACCGGGCCGACGCGGTGATCCAACGGTACTGGGTCGAAGGGATCCTGGACGCCGACCCGGATGGCGCGGTACCCTTGGACAGCAAGTCTGGGGCATATCAGTACGAGGGATATACCGGCGGCTGGTCCGAGCTGTTCGAACCGGCGGCGGTGGGTGGAGGTTGGGACGTATGAGCGACCGGCACGCCGGGGTCCAGGACAAGATCCGCTGGCTCACCCCGAACCCGAACCTACCGGCGGGACCGGCGGTGACCGTGGCCGAGGGCTGCCACCGGCTCGCGGTGTCGCTGCTGACCGTGATCGAGGCCGACTCGCCGCAGTTGACCATCGGGCTGCAGCACCTGATCGAGGCCAAGGACGCGTTCGTGCGGGCCGCGATCGGGCAGCAGGAGCGGCACGATGGCTAGGGTGATCCCGCTCCGGGACTTCACCGGACCGGCCGACCAGGCCCCGCCGCTGGACCGCGAGGACGGCACCAGCTTCGGGTGGTACGAGCGGCTGTTCCTGTCCTGGCGCGACGGGCTGGTGTTCGACTACAACGACTGGCACGCCCGGGATATCGAGGAGATGCTCGGCCGGGACTATAAGGCTCGGCAGCTCGAACGTGTGATGTGTTCGCCGCTGGAGGCGGCGGAGTGGCAGATCACCCCGGGCGAGGGCGACCGGGGCCAGGCCGAGGCGGTCCGCCAGCACTTCACCGCCGACCTGCCGGACGGTGGGATGGAGATCCCGTTCGACGTGGTGATCTCGCAGCTGACCAGCGCCAAGGCCTACCGCAAGGCGTTCTTCGAGCTGGTCTGGACCGCGCTGCCCGACGCCCGGATCGGGTTCCGCAAGATCGCCTACCGACCGGCGACCACCTGCCGGATGATGCGCACCCCGCAAGGCCAGTTCGCCGGGTTCGAGCAGGAGGGCTACTATCTCGGCGTCGAGCTGACCAAGCAGAAGTGGCCGATCCAGATCCCGCCCGCGCGCGCGTTCGTCTATATCCACGGCCAGCGGCGCGACCCGATGAACGGGGTCAGCGACCTGGACGTGGCCTACTGGTGCTACAAGACCAAGCAGAAGATCCTGTTCCTGTGGTTCCAGTACGCGGAGAAGGTGAGCCTGCCCCGGATCGCGGTCACCGCCCAGGACCCCGGCGTGGCCTCCCAGGTCGCCCAGCAGCTGGCCCGGGTCCAGTCCTCCGGGGTGGTCCCGGTGTCCGCGCCGGGCGGCCCGCAGACCGTCTCGATCTCCCCGCTGGACGTGTCCGGCAAGGGCGGCGACCAGTTCCAGGCGATCGTGTCCTGGCTGGACCAGGCGGCGGCCAACAGCATCCTCGCCGGGTTCACCAACCTGACCGACTACGAGAAGTCGGGCGGGTCCTGGGCGCTGTCCCGGGACGCGTCGGACTTCTACCTGCAAACCCTGGAGTCGGACAAGCGGGAGCTGGAGCGCGAGATCCGCGCCGGGCTGTTCGCCCCGTTCGTCGGCTACAACTTCGGGCCGGGCGCGTCCGTGCCGAAGATCCAGTTCGAACCGCTGAACGCGGAGGATAAGGCGTCCCAGGTGGCGATGCTGCAGGCGTTGCTCGGCAGCCGCGACCCGGCGCTGGTGCCGAACGAGTTCATCGAGGAGCTGGCGGCCCAGGTGGCCGGGTACTGGGGGATGCCCGAGGACCAGATCCGCAAGGCGTTCCAAACGGCGGGCGAGGAGGCGAAACGCCAGGCCGCGCTGCAGGGCGCGAACCCGGCCGGGCAGCAGGTGGCGGGAGTCGCCGGGGCGGTCGGCCAGGCGGTCCGCCAAACCCAGCAGGCGAACTCGCGGGCGAACGCGGCGAACGCGGCGAACGCGGCGGTCGCGCCGTGACCGCGCCGATCCCGGCCCCGCCACCGGCCGACGACCCGACCACCCGGCACGCCGCCGCGATCCTGGCCGCCGCGACCAGCACAGCGGCGGCACTGTCCGGCCTGAAGGTGCTGCTCGCGCCGTTCCACGTCGGGGCGGAGGCGATCGAGGCGGCGCTGCGGATCAGCGACCGGGGGACCGCGCACCGGCCCCGCCCGGTCGGGCGGACCACGCGCGCGGCCGGGGCGCTGCCCCGGACCGTCGCCCACGGCGAACTGTACTTCCGCGCGGCGTATCTGCTGCGCGCGGCCCGCCGGATCCAGGCCGACCTGGACGCGGGCGCATCCCTGTCCCAGGCCGTGCGCAGCGAGGGACGTTACTGGCGGGCGCACCAGGCGGCGCGCCGGGCACGCCAGCAGGCGGCGGCGAAAGTGGTCCGGGCCGCCCGGTTCCACGGCCCGATCTTGGGCTGGTACCTGAACCCGCTGCTGAACAACGAGGCGGAGTGTATCGCGGCCAACGGCCACGACTTCGACGCGCGGCTGGGGACGGTGATCGGCTGGCCGGGCACGGTGCACGTCGGCTGCGGCTGCTACCCCGGCCCGCCGACCGGCAACGGCTGGGTCGATGACGCGGTGCAGGGCATCCCGAACCACTTCCAGGTTTCTGCTCTGAAACCACTGCCCGGGCACCCGCCCGCGCACCCGCACACGCAAGGGGAGAAGGCGAGCTGATGGGATACCTGGAGATCGCCGGGCTGGGCACCGACCCCACCTTCCGGCTGCGGACCGTCGCCTGTGTGAACGAGCAGTCGCTGGTCTACAAGGACGACGGCCGGGGCTACATGTCCCGCTGCGCCCAGGCCTGCCTACGCGGCGACCCGCCGGTGCTGGACGCGTTCGTCCGGACCTGCTCGGCCGCGCCCGGGTTCGCGGACCAGGGCAACGACGGGATCGGGGACGACGAGCTGCTCGCCGCCGTGCAGACGAACTTCCCCACGGTGGGGCAGCTGTTCTTCCCGGACCTGGTGCCGCCGGAGCCCGAGCCGTGACCGGCCGATCCGGCCGGATCGACCTGGCGATCACCCCGGGTGGGCGGGTCGGGGACGCCAGCCCGCTCGGCAAATCGGGGAAGCGGCGGCTGGACGACTACGTGCGGGAGGTCGCCCACGCGCTGATCCGCAAGGGCTATTCGAAGTCGCACGCCATCGCGGTGGCGAAGAACAGCCTGAAACGCTGGGCGCGCGGTGGCGGCCACGTCCGGCCGCAGGTGCGGGCCGGGGCGGCGGCGCACCTGGCGGTCCAGAAGGGCCTGGACGTGTCC